AAAAATTTCATGTCTGTCGTTACAAACGATAATGACAAATCTGCTACCAAATCCCAGCAGTGCCGCTTCTTCGCGGCAAAAGGGTCGTGTACTAAGCCTGGTTGCAAGTACACGCATATTGCAGCGACTACGGCAACGCCGGCGACAGTCAGCACTACGGTGCCGGCTGCCGCCGCTAGCGTTGTCGCAGCTCCGGTTGCAGGGGTTACACGTACAGCACCGTCTGCTGTGGAAGTATCACCTGCTCCGATTGCCACCGTACCTCCGACCACCACGGCTGCACCGTTGACCCAGACGGCCGCAGTGAAGGTGAAGATCATTCAGCTCGACACTGAGATCGATTCGGAGTTTCTCGCTAAGCTGCAAAAACAAACCCCCTTTGAGATCCGCAATGGGGTCGTGACGAGCCGTTTGCATGGGCCGTCACGGGCTGAGCGAACTGTCGCAGTCACAGCAACTGACCTTCTTGTGCCAGGAGGTATTGATTTCCAGGGAAAGTCCCGCGGCTACCCTGCATCAGTTGTTGGCAAGTCCATTTGCCGACACAAGTATTTTGCTGATGACTATTCGCTCGGCGCATCGTTGTGTGATGATCACGACCCAGTTTTAGGTATTTGCCCGCACCAGATGGCTTTGTTGGATGGCTCTCAAAACACGATCAAGTGTGTTGATGTCCCGCTCAAAGTCTCTGATGTGCAGCATTTGTTCGGTACCTATGATAAGCTGAAGGCGTTGTATCTGATCAACCACTGTTACACGGCTCCTGGTAAGTACGCTGACCAGAGTGTTATGTGGGTCAAGAACGACGATGCCGTGGCTCAACTGTTTGGCCACGCGTTATATGAGCGCACCGGATCTGTTGGGCAGTGGTACATTACCTGCCCCGGTGCCACGCCCATAAAAGAGCCAGATCAACATTGGCTCACATCTGGAGTGCAACCCTCCGGACTGAAGGCAGAAGCTTTCCTTCAGATTGGTTCATACATTGTCACGAAGATCACTCGAAATGCAGCAAATGAGGCACGTGAGCCTCAGCTCATTGCAGCATCAGACGTGTTCAACCCGGCGCTCACGGCCGGGTCTTATCGGCTTAACTGCGACAAAGTGGTTTATAAGTATAGTGCGCGGTTTGCGATACTGAGCACTCCCGATTTCGTACAGCGGTTTGATCCCACCGAGGTTGCCATTTTGTGGCGTCGTCTAGACGGCAAGAAGAACACTCCTGATATCCAATCGAAGTGTGCTGCTGACTGGGGCCGCGAAGTGCATACGATGTCGTTTGATGAGGCTTCACTCGTCGCGACAGAACTGAAGCGACTCAATGATACGGAGTTGCTCCATGTTCAGTACCAGCCTACCACTGAGACTGCTTGGTGGTATATCGGCTACTTCCGCTGGTTGGCGGACAGTCGTCGGTATGTTGACGAGAAGATGAATGCGTTGCGTGGAAGTGCAGCAGCGCAGCGTCATATCGGACGATTGTGGTTCTACCTTGCTCTGGTTCTTGTGAGCTTGTCGGTAGTTCCGCTCCCTGTTCCGGGTCTCGTGTACGAATGGTACATGCCACCGAGTCTGGCATGGTACCACATTGCGATTAACGTCTGGACAGGACGTTTGTCGATGTGGTTTCCATTCGTATGGCTGATACCTCGTGCTGAACAAAAATGGTGGTATGCAATTGATTGGTTGGACGGGACGTCTATCGCCTGGATTCGCCAAATCATCTTCACCCTTGCTCTGCTGTCATTCGTCAAGTCAGCACGTTCAGAGCAGTTCAGCAATGTTTGCAATGTCCGTGAGCAGTACATTACAGACATATTCGTTCCAATGAAGTACTGCGGTTTTCTTGACCGTGGTAACGCAAGCTTTCCGGGGTATGTCAGTGAGATGGTGTTGTCAAAGCTCGCTGAGGGCTGCACCGTCAAGCCTGGCACAGCAATCGACCCGTCTGAGGTCGATATGTTGTTTGCTACCGGAATAGTCACTGGTCGTGCCCCGCATGTGGCCCGCCCTTGTTTAAAGAACGAACTCAATGCGATAATTAATCGGCAGTTGATGGTTACTCCACAGTACGATGGTGACAGTTTTGACGTGATGGCCAAGGCGTTCGTCAACCAGTTCCCCTTTGACCGTGTTGAGCTAAGACATGTCGGGTTTGACGAGTGGAATGCACGGTTTCCACTCGCACGTCGCAGTGAACATCTAGCAGCACGACGCAACCTGCTAGAAGGTGCCGGTTTCATGGACAGCGAAGTGTGGGTCCGTAAATTGTTTATCAAAATTGAGAAAATTTGGAAACAATCCCACTACGATGTCCGTGCAATCTCTGGAGGCACCGATGCCTGGAATGTCCAAGTTGGACCATGGTTTTACTCAATGGGAGAGGGCCTGAAAAACGCATTCCGGTATGATTCCCCTGGAGGGGTGTTCTATGCTACTGCAACAACGTCATGGGAGTTGGGACAGTGGTTTATGAATGCAACAGTGAAGGGTGGAATCGCAGTCAGCGGTGACGATCAGTTAATCTTGTTGTTTGACAATGGTGAACTGATTTTAATTGAGGGCGATGGAAAGCGCCATGATGCACACATGCATGAGCGCTTCTATAAACTAAAGTGGTTGGTGTACAAAATGATTATGCGGGGCGACATACCGTATGCTGCGAAGCTTGCCGAGTTAGGGCAGTGCTTCAGCAACGGAATTGGTCGCTTCGGTACTCGTTATGGGCATCTTTATCGTGTTCGCTCAGGCGATCCTGATACCTCGTTTGGTAATTCGCTGCTGACGCACTTCGTCGCGTTTCTAACTGTACACGCTTGGCATGTCCTCCGATTGCAAGGATACGACATCCTGAGTGTTAGACAAGCCGTTATTGATGTTGTTGAATACATCACAGGATATGAGCTGGAGCTCCATGTGACTTTCGACGATACTGATGTAACCTTTCTACAAGGCGTTTTTGTCCCTGTTGACAACACAATCTATTGGGTTCCGAAGATTGGTCGTGTCATGGCAAACGCCGGCTGGTCGTTGAATCGCCCGATTAACGATAAGAAAATGTGGACTGAAATGGCTGGTATGGTTAATAGCTACTATGCTTATCGGTTTATGCCATTCTTTCGATGTTGGCTGAAAACCATGCGCAAGCTCATTCCTGAGCAGTATCATGCGACTTTGCCCACCGACAAGAAAACAGTCGAGGCAACTGGGATCGCATCGTATCATCCCGATGACTCGACGTGGGGCTTCGTGATGATGCGGTATGGACTGACTCGTGAGGATGAAATCGTGTTCCAGAAGGAGCTTGAGGAGGTGACACAGGTCCCATACATGTTGCAGTCGACTATACTTGACCGTATGGTAGAGCGCGACTTGTAAAACTCAGGCTCTGTGGAGTGGTTGGGTGGGGAATACGTGTAGCGGGGGGAATACTGCTACTTGGCTGGCTGGATGGCTGGCTCCGCGGGTCTGAATTATTCTAAATAATGACTGATTATGGAATCAAGGGTGGAATCAACGCACTGGGTCTGGCAGGCCTGGGTGCCGCTGTCAACGGTGTTGCAAGCTTGGGTGAGTGGTCTCGTGGTGCCAACTCTGAGTTTCGCAACAAACGGCACGGCGGTCCACATCGCACGCATTTGGTTGAAATTGAAGACTTGGCGCCCGGCGAAGTGAAAACTTCGTCGGCGGTTCAAAACCAGGTCCTTCTTCACAACAAGGCTAAAAACAAGAAGTCGGGGCCGGAGCGCCCAAAACGCGACCAAGGTGATGCACTGTTTGCTGCAATGCCCGCTGTCGTTGCAAACGAGGTGCGGTTTACCCGGCCTCACATTGAGGTGTCGAAAGATGGTTGCAAGAAAACCGTGTGTCACCGTGTCCAGCTGGAAACACCAGTTGTTCCAACCTCGACTGATTTTCAGGTGGTGTTCAACACCGAAATTCAGCCGGGACTCACCATGGGTGATTGGTTGGCAACTGAGTCGTCCGGCTGGGAGCAGTATGTAATGCGCCAGCTGCGTTACCATTGGGTGCCGATCGTGGGCACAACTGCTGACGGAGACATCAACATGATTCTTGACTACAACCCGCTGGGGACTCCACCCAGCGATTCGACTGCTGCATCCGAGAACCAGGACATGGTTCAGGGGAGCATCTTTGTTCCGCACACACTGGTTGCGCGACCGAAGGATCTGATGAATGCAACCGGCAAGCGCAAGTGGGTACGCACTGCGTTGGACTTCGTTGGTGATCGTAAGACGTATGATTGCGGGCGCATCATGCTGGCGTCGGAGGGTTGTTCAACTCTGACACCTGGAGCACGCCTCGGCAAACTTTGGGTCGATTTCGTCATCGACTTCTACGTCCCGACCACACCAAACTCACAGAGTGTGGGTTTTTGTCGTGTTGCTCAGTTTGTTTTGGGCGACAACCAAATTCTGCCATCAGCTGCGACAACAGCCCTCGTTGGTTGGACCGAACGCACAAACAACGTCGGCGTCACTGTGGACGCCAGCGGTGTGTTCGAGTTGCCACAAGGTTGTTACAAGGTTGATATTGGTGTCGAGCTTGACACCGCCACGGCCGCTACCGCAAGCGGCTTCAACACATGGACGCTTCAAAGCAATGGTACTGCCGTTTCTAATGAGTTCGGTGGTGTTGCCACAACGTCGAAGAGTATGACGACATTGGGATCGAGCAATGCAAAGCTGCAGCTGACCAAGCACCATGTGCTTGATGTTGGGGGACAGCTCTTTGTCGACCCCGTGTCACGCCGTTTCGCACTGCAAGTCATCACGCCGACGTTCACAAGTGGAACAGCGCTGGCTCTGGGCAACGTTGCGCTCCAGTTGACATCGATCACGATTCAGCGTATCGACGAGTAAGAACAAGACAAAGC